AAAGTCAAGCACTATTTTCACTTATTTTCAAAAAAATGCATAAAAAAACCCTTATAAATCAACGCTATTTAATATTTTTTGTTCTTACTTTGTTCTTTTTAGCGTCTGGATGCTCAAAAACTGTTAAAAATTGCAAAATTTCGCCAGATTATGAGCGAATCGGCGAATCAGTAGTAGAAAATTCACAAAATATAACTGAAACAGAATATAAGTCGGGAAAAATGACTTGCGATTTCTAATATAAATAGTCGGAAAAGGAAATTATGAAAAAAATGAGATTATTTAAGTTTTGGAACGCAGATGGTGTTGAAAAAGAAAAAGAAGAGATTAGTTTGAAGAAAGCAACACGAGCCGTACAAGGTGATTTTAAAGATAAAATGATAAGTGTCGAGTATATCAGTAAAAAAGGCAAAGAGATGTGTCATTCTATTATAATACCAATTGGTAGAAAATTAAGACAATCAATTTTACAAGAAAAACGAAGAGAGGCTTTAAAAGCTAAACATGCCAGCCGTTAGTAGAAAAGGTGATAGTTTATCTACAGGTCATATTTGTACAAGTACGACAACTTTAGATACGCCAACACAAGGTACAGTATTTGCAAATAGTATTTTAGTTGCAAGAATTGGTGACCCTACTGTACCACACCCTAATCCTCCAGCACCACCTTGTCCAGACCATGTAGCTAATGTTAATGTAGGTTCGCCTAATGTATTTGCTGTTGGTATTGCAGTTGCAAGAATAGGTGATAGTGCTGACGCTGGTGCAATGACAAGTGGTTCTGGTAATGTTTTTGCAAACGGTTAGAAAAACCTTATAAATATCCGTATGGCAGTCTATGATTCACAAACGCAAAGTAAGAGTACACGAAATTCCAGACAATTTAGGGATATCGACTTAGACTTTAATAGAAACGCAGTTACAAATGATGTGGCTGTTGTTGAAGATGTGGTTGCTGTTAAAAGGTCAGTTAAAAATTTAATACAAACTAATTTTTATGAGAGACCTTTTCATCCTGAATTAGGTTGTGGTATTAGAGAGTTATTGTTTGAAAACTTTACACCAATGACCAAGATTTTTCTACAAAGAAAAATAGAAGAAGTTTTAATTAACTATGAACCAAGAATTAATTTACAAAATGTTGCTGTTGATGATGACCAAGATAACAATAGATTAGTTGTTGATATTTATTTTTATGTAGTAGGCGTACCAGGTCCACAAGTAGTGCAATCATTTTTACAGAGGGTAAGATAATAAATGTCAAATAAACTAGTAGTTTCTGATTACGATTTTGACGCAATCAAAATAAACTTAAAATCCTTTTTACAAGGTCAAACACAATTTCAAGATTACGATTTTGAAGGTAGTTCTTTAAATATTCTTTTAGATATTTTATCTTACAACACACATTATCTTGCTTACTTAGCCAACATGGCAACAAATGAATTATATCTTGATAGTGCAGATATAAGAAACAATATTGTATCATTAGCAAAGATGATTGGTTACACACCATCATCACCTAAAGCACCTATGGCCTCTATTGACATTAAAGTTAATAATGCGACAGGTACAAATATCACTATGAATAAAGGTACAATTTTTACTACAAGTGTTGATGATGTTTCATATCAATATGTAACAAACTCTGATATTACAATTACACCGGCAAATGGTGTTTATAATTTTTCTGGTGTTCCTGTTTACGAGGGTTCTCTAGTTACTTTTAAATATACTGTTGACAGCACAGATGTAGACCAAAAGTTTACTTTACCAAATGCTAATATTGATACAACAACTCTTTTAGTTAAAGTTCAAAATAGTTCTAGTGACACAACTACAAACACATATTCATTAGCAGGTGGTTATAATAATGTTGACGCAAGTTCAAAGGTTTATTTCATACAAGAAAGTCAAGATGGTAAATTTGAAGTTTATTTTGGTGACGGTATTAATGGTATTTCATTATCAGATGGTAATATTGTAATACTAGAATATATCGTAACAAATAAAGATTTATCTAATGGAGCTAGTTCATTTTCATTATCAGGAACAATAGGTGGATTTTCAGATGTAACAATTACAACTAATTCTAATTCACAAGGTGGTTCTGAAAGTGAATCAGATGAATCAATTAGACATAATGCACCTTTACAGTATGCAGCTCAAGACAGAGCAGTTACAACAACAGATTACGAAAGTTTAGTACAATCAATTTATCCAAATGCATTATCAGTAAGTGCATGGGGTGGTGAAGATGATGAAACACCAAGGTATGGTATTGTTAAGATTGGTGTTAAAGCAGCCTCAGGTTCTACTTTGACAGAAACTACAAAACAAGATATTGTTAATAAATTAAAGCCATATAATGTTGCTTCAGTAGCACCTCAAATTGTTGACCCCGAAACTACTTCGGTTTTATTAACATCAACTGTCAAGTATAATACAGGTACAACAACTAAATCAAGTGATACTTTAAAATCGGAAATTACAACAGCAGTTACAAACTATAATACAAATACATTACAAAAGTTTGATTCTGTTTATAGACATTCAAAATTAACTGGATTGATTGACGCTGTAGATAATAGTATCTTATCAAACATCACAACAATAAAAATTAGAAAAGAATTTACACCTACATTAGCAGCTTCTAACAAATATGATATTTATTTTAGAAACTCATTGTTTAATCCACACTCTGGCCATAACGCAACAGCAGGTGGTATTTTAAGTTCAACAGGTTTTAAAGTAACAGGAAGTGATTTAGAACAATTTTTAGATGATGATGGTCAAGGTAATGTTAGAAGATATTATTTAGCTTCAGGTATTAGAACATACGCAAATGAAACACAAGGTACAATTGATTACACAACAGGACAAATTACACTCAACTCTTTAAATGTTGCTTCAATATCAAATATTAGAGGTATAACATCAACTACAATCGAATTAACAGTAACACCTAACTCAAATGATGTTGTTCCTGTTAGAGACCAAATTATAGAAATTGACATTTCTAATTCTACTATAAATGTAGAATCAGATTCATTTGTAGGAGGTTCCGCTGACGCTGGCGTAGGCTATACGACAACATCAAGTTACTAATGAACAATGGCAAAATTTAATGATAAAATTTCAACTATACTTAACAGTCAACTACCAGAATTCGTTGTTGCTGACCACCCAAAGTTTGCCGAATTTCTTAAAGTCTATTATCAACTTTTAGAGTCAGCAGAATTATCAATTGATACTATCGAAGGCACAGATGGTATTTTACTTCAATCAGAAACGGGTCAAACAAACAATCTAGTTTTAAACTCTAGTCGTAAAGATACCACTAGAACATTACTAGACGCTGGTGACAAAATACTATTAGAAGAATCTACTTATGGTAAATTTGTTAGAAATGAAACAGTTACAGGTCAAACATCAAAAGCTACTGCTGTTGTATTAGTTGAAGACATTGCAAACAACAGATTAATAATTTCAGCACAAGATAAGTTTGTAGAAAATGAAATTATTATTGGCTCTAGTTCAGGCGCTCAAGCAAATATAACAAATTACAAACCTAATCCGGTCAACAACATTGTTGATTTAGTTAATTTTAGGGACCCCGATAATGCAATAGGACATTTCTTAACAAACATGAGAGATGAGTTCTTAGCAACTCTACCAGAAAATTTAGCTGCAGGTGTTAGTAAAAGAAAACTAATTAAAAACATTAAGTCTTTATACAGAGCAAAAGGTTCTGTAAGAGGCCATGAAATGTTTTTTAGAATACTTTTTGGTGAAACCTCTGAAACAATTTATCCTAGAGAACAAATGCTTAAGGCCTCAGATGGTCAATTTGATTCATTAAAAGTATTAAGAGTTATTGCTTCTGTGGGTGACGCTAATCAATTAGTTGGTAGAACAATTACAGGTCAATCATCTAATACAACTGCTATTGTAGAAAATACATCACAGTTTCAAATAGGTGACAAAACAGTAACACAATTAATTTTAAATGAAGATTCTATACAAGGCACATTTACAGTAGGTGAAGAAGTTAGAGGTACTGAAACTGATAATGACGATTACTTTATTAAAGCAAATGTTACAGGTATTCCAGGTAATAAGAATATTACCAATGACGGTTCATTAAACTCTACTACAGACACAATATCACTAACTGCTGGTGGAGAGGGTGCATTATTTCAAGTAGAAGAAATAGGTCCAGGTTCTATTACAGATATGGTTATTGATAATGC